TATTAAGAGATGGTGTGGAATATGATGAAGATGGAGGAGGAACAGTATCAGCTTCAGAAAAAGAAGCCATACATACATTACGCCTTACTAGGTAATGGTAGCAGATATAAAAGTTAAAGCTAATACAATAGAAGTTACTAATTACATTAAATCCTTACAAAGAAAAATACCAAGCAATATACAAAAAGGTTTATCTCAAGCGTCAGCTTATGGTATTCAACAAATAACGGATAAAACACAAAAAGGTCAAATGCCAGATGGTGGTAGATTTAGACCTTATTCAAAGTCAGCAAGAAAAGACAGAGCCAAAAGAGGAAGGCAAATATCATTCGTAGATTTAACTGATACTGGTAGAATGTTTAGATCATTAACTTTTAAAGCAACAAGAAATAAAGCTAGTTTATTTTTTAGAAGGCAAGAAGAAAATAAAAAGGCTTTCTTCCATGATACAGGGCATGGTAAAATGCCACAAAGACCATTTTTTGCTATTGGACGAAGAGATGAAGATAAGATAAGAGAGATATTTAACAAGGCTATTAGATTATGAGTAAACGAGAAAGTATTGCTGGAGATATAATTACAAAACTAGACGCTGTTTCTAGTCCTATTGAACTAAAGCTAATTAAAAGAGAGCCTTTTGAACCAGAAGAGTTAAGTAATGCTCAATTCCCAGCCGCTTATGTGCAAACAGGTGATGAAACAAGAGAAATGCTTTCATTAGGTGATGTAGGTACAGGAAAACGACAAGGAACTATAGATTTCTTAATCGTAGGCTTTGTTAAAGGTACAACAGCAAACATAGATACCCTACGCAATCAACTCATAGAAGTTATTGAGGAAACATTAGACAATGACATTACAAGAAATGGTAATGCTTTAAATACTCAAGTAATAGAAGCAAATACTGATGAGGGTGTACTTTTTCCTTATGGTGGTATAAGAATTGTGGTAAGAGTTTTATATGAATTTGTAAGAGGGACTGCGTAATGGCTAAAAGAATTAAAATATATTTTCCAGATGGAAAAGACCAAATAGAGATACCAGATGACAAGTTAGATAAATATCTTGCAAATGGTTTTAAAATTGATAAAAAAGTTTCTAGATCAACTGCAAAAAAAGTTGAAGTTGATGTTGAAACTGAAGAAACAAACGAGGAGTAGATTATGGCAACTCATGTTGGAACAAGTGGAGTAGTAAAAGTTGGCTCAGCAACAGTTGCTGAAGTAACAGGTTTTACTCTTAACGAAACAAAC